TGGTAAAGTAGGTATTGGTATTAATACACCAACTGCACCTCTACATGTACAAACCTCTGATAATTCTGATCTTATTCGTATGACCGTATCAGGTAATGAGATGTGGGCAATAAGCGGTTCTAGTGGTAATGCCTCTATGGACTATCTTAAAATGGGTATAGCCGGTGGTACAAGCGCTATAGAGATGAGTGAAACCGGTATAGTAAGAAAACCTCATAATCCATGTGCTTCTTGGGGGACAACTACTGATCTTGCAATGCAATCTTCAAGTTGGACGATTTTAGCATTGAACCACATAAATTTTAATCATGGCAATTGCTATAATAATAGTAACTATAGATTTACGGCGCCAGCTAGTGGAGTCTATATGGTAGGGTTTAGCGGTGAATTTAATGTACCTTCAACAACTGTTTGGACTTATCTAACTCCAAGAATTAATGGTAGTGCAACAGCAAACATATCTAATAAAGGCAATATTTTTGCAGATTTTAATACACCTGCAAATGCATATCATCAACATGCACAGACTTGGTTTTTAAATCTGGCAGAGGGTGATTGGTTTCATTTTGCTTCTGTAGGTTCAGGTGGTACAATTAATGCTAAGTCTAAAGATGAATTAGCTTTCTTTGCAACTCTGCTAGGGTAAACTATTATAAATAACATAAACGCCAAACGGGGAAAGTGAACTAATGGCTACGGATAAAGATTTTGTCGTCAAGCACGGCTTACAAGTTGGCTATGATTCAGCCACATCATCAAACCTTTTAGTAGACTACGGATATATCAGAACGGCAACAAGGCCTTCTGGTACAAGCGATACTACCGTTGCTACTACTCAATTTTCAACAAATGCAGCAAACGAAAATGCAGTTGCGATGGCAATCGCGTTAGGATAAACTATGCCCAATACATTTTTAAGAAAATTATCAAGGAACGTCGGAACATCAGCAGCAACTGTTGGTAGTTATACAGTAGGATCTGCTACTCAAACCACAGTGATTGGATTGACATGTTCTAATAATACCGCAACGGCAATAACAGTTGATGTGGCTCTCAATGATGGAGCGAATGATCACTTTATGGTTAAAACAGCAACTGTACCCAGTGGAGGTTCGTTAGTCGTAGTTGGTGGTGATCAAAAAGTTGTTATGCAAACAGGAGATAGTGTAAAAGTAACATCTAGTGCAGCAAGTAGTTGTGACGTTATTATGAGCTTATTGGAGATCACCTAATGGGTAAGTCTAAAGATTTAGCTACACTCAAAGATAATCCATTATCTATTAGTGGACCGAATGGCGATATTTTAAATGTATCTTCTGCTGCTGGCTCTGAATTTGCAATGCGAGTAGATGGCAATGAAATAAGCTTTAAAGCAGACGCTGATAATGACGATAATGATACGGTCATGACATTTGACCTAGATAATTCTGAAAAGATGAGAATTGATACAACTGGTAAAGTTGGTATTGGAGATACAACACCATCAGATGGTTTAACTGTAAAAGGCGATACTGGTCATGATACTATCGCTATAAAATATTCAGGCACATCAGGTGGTCACAAATCTGGTTATATATTTAAAGACTTTAGAGGCCAAACTAATGCAGGAATATATAATTACTTAGAGGATGATGCAGTTGGTACTGAAGCTGCTAATATGGAATTTCATACAGCTAATGGTGGAACTCTTACCAAGCAGATGAATATTAGTAAACATGGGTATATTAATATGCCTAATCAGCCGGCTTTCTATGCATATACTACAAATGATCCCAACCCTGCTTCTGCTGCTGAATATATAACAAGTGGCGCTGGATGGAACTGGGCAGAAGCTTATGATCAGACTAATAGTTTTAGTGGCGGAACCTTTACTGCACCTATAGGTGGCCGATATTATTTTTCAGTAATGTGGAACAGACTGATTGTTCAATCAAGAATTGCAATTCGTAAAAATAATTCTAACTATATGAGATGGGAACCATCAGGTAGAACAGATGATTCTTGGGAAAGCCAACAATATTCTGTAATGATTTATTTGGCAGCAAATGATTTTGTAAGTTTATATGGAGAATATTCTGGTACTAGTAGCCACCCGTTTCATATGGGTACAGGTGCATGGGGTCACTTTGGTGGATATATGATTGCGTAGGAAATAAATATGACATCTATTTTAAAAGTAAATGAAATACAACATTCAAATGGTACCAATGGCATTACTATTAATAGTAGTGGATTTATTGCCCCTAAGGTTCCTTGTCTCAGTGTAGCACTAACATCTAATACAGGAACCTATTCAAGTAATAATTATCACTTGGTACCTTTTTCTACTAACGGTGCAGTAGACATTGATAATACAGGTGCATGGAATAGTGCTAATGAAAAGTGGCAACCACAAACAGCAGGATACTATAGTGTAAGTTGTTGTTTAACTTCTGGAACAGGAAATATTAGAGCGGCTGGACCAGTATTATATAAAAATGGTTCAAATTACCAAGCAGGTATTCTTTGGATGGGGGCTGAAGCTGATGGTGATGATATCTACTCGACATTTAGCACGTTAGTATATTTGAATGGATCATCAGATTATATACAATTGTATGGGTATATTTACGATAGTGTAGCAGGAACTGATATATTTATGGGCAGTAACAGAAGAACATGTATGACAGCTCATTATGTATCAAGTTAGATAAATAGAAAAAAATAAGGAAAAAATAAATGACAGATGTAGCAACAGCGTTAGGCGCATTGGGTATAACCGAATGGGTTATGCGCGGTGAGCCTACAAATGAAACAGAATTTAATTCTATGTTCGCAAAAGTAACTGGAGCAGATGCTAATGGCTCAGCCATTGAATCAAGTAATCCAGCAGACTTTGGTGTAACATGGGATCAGGTCAATACTAAAAAAACAGAATTAGTAAACGCAGAGCCAATGAGATTGCTCCGCGAAGAAAGAAATAGTCGTCTTGCGGCGACTGATTGGTGGGCATCATCAGATCTCACAATGAACTCGGATAGAACGACATATCGTCAGGCTCTTCGAGATATTACAAATACATACAATAGTCTTGATACTGTTGTATGGCCAACTAAACCATCATAGGAGACAAATAAATGGTTGATTTTACTATTACTCTGACAGATACAGAGAATAAAGGTATGGAGTACGCCGCTAGTAATGTTCAAGATTGGATTGACAATGCAGCGACTAACCGTGCACGAATAGCGGTCGATGAAATCGTAAATCTTTACACAACTAAGGCACTTGATGACGGTGTTGCAATTCCTGCAACTAGAGAACTAATTGTAGCAGATGCTTTTACTCGAGGTTGGGTAAAAACTGCGGCTCAACGAGACTCAGACGCAGCAGCTGAATTAGCAAATAGAGAATAATACTCATATTGAGGAAAATGTATAATGGCCTATATAGGACAAACATTAACTGAAGGCACTAGAAGAGCATATACATTTATTGCCACTGCTAATCAAACAACGTTTAACGTAGTTTATAGTGCAGGAGCAGTAGACGTATATCAAAATGGAATATTGTTGCAACCTAGTGACTATACAGCCACAACGGGTACAACAGTAGTTTTTGGAACTGGAGCTGCGCTTAATGATGAAATAACTATTATATGCCATAATACATTTAGTGTAGCTGATGCACCGACACTTTCGGGTGGCGGTACATTTGCATCTAGTATTAGAGCTCCCATATATGATACAACTCAGAATACTATGAAGACTGCTTTGTTTCAAACTAATGAACAAACAATGTCTACTGATACAACTATACCCAGTGGACAAAATGCCAGTGCTAATGGTCCTATTAATGTAGCATCTGGTATAACACTTACAGTAAATGGTAACTTGGTGATCATATGAGTACAATAAAAGTAGAAAATCTAACAGGTATTACTAGCGGAGCTAATGCTAATAAGATTATCGTACCATCTGGCCAAACACTAGATGCTAGTGCAGCAACGCTTGTACCAAATGCAGGATACATGGTACAACATAAATATAATAGAAGAGCTACGGATATATCTACATCCTCAAGCTCCGCTTGGATTGCAACAGGTACTATTGCTTTTACCCCCTTATATGCTGATAGTCTATTAGAATTGTATATAAACTATTCTATGGGCAGAAATCAACAAGATATTCGCTGGAGGTTTTATGATACCACCGATTCTTATCAAATAGAAAGGACAGGTGTTCATAAGCATGCTGGTGTGAATACTGATGGTGATGTTGCTAGGCATACATTTTTAGCTTACTACAGTCCTGGTAATATTAATACTAGGAATATTCAAGTTCAATTCTATAATGAGACTGGTTCGGGTAACGTCTGGGGTCATACATATGGTGGTCAAACAGGAAGCTTATTTGTTATTAGGGAGATCAAACAATGAGTATCCTAAAAGTAGATACTATAAACGAAAAGACTACTGGTAATGGGGTGGCTATTCCTGGTCATGTCATAAAAACTGTTACAGCAACATATGACACTTTAACATCAACAACTTCAAAAACACCAACGACGATGATGTCTATTAACATTACACCATCAAGTACGTCTTCAAAGATATTAGTTATGATGCAAACATGGGCATGGCATAATAACTATTACACTGGTTATTTAGGTATATTTCGTGGCTCTACAGATATAACTCTTGGAACTGATACGAATGCTACAGATGGTAATTGGTCTAGTGGTGGCTACCAAGGTAGCGGCATTGGTGTTAGAACAGCAGAAAGTTATAATCTTCAATCTGGCAATAGCGGAACGGCACAAAACTGGGCACCCTTTTCTTTTAGCCATACAATTTTAGATAGTCCATCTTCTACCTCGCAACAAACATATGCTTTAAAATTCTGGACTAATGATGGTGGAGTTGGAACGTCAAACCCTCTGTATATAAACAGAGCTAGTAATATAAGTAATAGTCCAAGGCCAATTTCTACTTTAACGCTTCAGGAGATAGCCCAATGAGTGTTTTAAAAGTTGATTCAATACAGAATACTGGTGGCACAACTGCGTTAACTATAGATAGTAGTGGTAGACCTTTAACTCCAGCTAGGCCAGCTTTTAAAGCTTATAGTTCATCTTCTGGTTGGCAATCCTTTGGAAGTACAAACGATACTAAAATGCCTTTTAATGCTACACAACATAATGTTGGTGGGCATTGGGATACAAGTAATTATAAATTTGTTGCACCATGTAATGGTGTATACATGTTTGTTGGTCAATTTTATCATGATGCAAATACGGAATCCCAAATAAGAATAAAGCGTAATGGTTCGACAGTTGATGCTTTTGCAAGTGATAGTACACAAGGTGATACCGTTCAAACTAGTACAACTCTACAATTAACAACAAATGACTATATAGAGGTCTGGGGAAAAATTTCAAATAGTGATGCAGATGATTGGTATGCAGACCCAAGTTATTCATTCTTTTGTGGATACTTAGTAGGATAAAAAAATGGCATATATTGGTACACAACCTAAAGACGTTAGATCGTTCGGAAGAGCTAAGTTTGACTTTACTGCCACTCAAGGGCAGACAGCATTTACTGGCGCTGACGATGATAGTAAAACATTAGGATTTACTGACGGACAAATCGAAGTCTATGTCAATGGTATCCTAATGGATGAGAGTGACTTTACTACTAGTAATGGTAATACAGTTACACTAGCATCTGCGGCCAACCTTAATGATATTATTAGTATAGTAGCATTACAAACAGATATACCAAATAGTGATTATGTACCTGCTTCAGGTGGTACGTTTACTGGTAATGTTGGTATCGGTGCAACTACAATAGATGAAAAATTACATTTAGAAAATAATGATACTACAAATGTATTTTTAAAGACACAAAATAGTGCAGGTTCAATGATAGTTGGTAATAATTCTGCCGGCAATTCTTTTATAAGCTCACAAGCAGGTGGTAAACCGTTAATATTTGAGACAGAAAATAATGAAAAAATGCGTATCAATCATTATGGCCAGGTTGGTATAAACACAACTACTCCAGATGCTAATAGTTTTGGAACCGGTCATGGGATATTAGCAGTAGCTTCTGATACTGGTAGTGCAAAGACTGCAATGGTTAATATTATTGGAGATGGCAATGATACAAGCGGTGCAAGAGTAGCTTCTTTATTTTTTAATGACGCTTCAGCAACAGGAGCAGGTGCCACTATTGCAGGAGTAGAGGCTTATAGAGCTACTAATAACGCTACTGATCCTGGCGGTGATATGGTTTTTTCTACTAATTCGAATGGTGGTGCCTATACAGAAAAAATGCGTATTAGTAGTGAGGGTTATACGACAAAGCCTAATCAGCCAGCATTTTTCGTCAGGCACACGACAGCAGCAGCATATAACAGTGCGTATGTTACAAATTGGGCAACAGTAACGTATAATATAGGAAATCATTTTAACACAAGTACAGGAACATTCACCTCTCCTTGTGCTGGCGTTTATCAATTAAATGCAATGATTGGTAATAACTATGGTTATAGTAGTTCTACTGCTTACGGAAATTACAAAGTTCGTGTGAATGGTATTGACTATAATGGATTTAATTGGGATCCATATGCAAATCAAAATACATGGGCAACAAGCATCCTTTGTGGAATGGTAAAATTAAACGCGAATGATACAGTTAGAATTTATGTTGCTGGGCTTGGTTATCCAGATAATGCCGACTGGACTAGTTGGTCAATGTGTTTATTAGCTTAGGAAAAGAAAATGACAAGAGCAAGAGATTTAGCTAACCTTATAGGTTCTGGTAATTATAGTAGTACAACATTTACTGCTACTGCTGGACAGACTGCTTTTACTATATCACATACACAAGGCTTTGTACAAGTGTTTATGAATGGTTTGCTCTTAGACGAAACTGTTGATTATACAAGTAACGGCACGGCAATAACTTTAACATCAGGGGCAGCGGCCGGTGATGAGATAGAAGTTGTTAAGTACAATACGTTTAGTGTTGGTGATGCACAAACTCAGGCACAGGCAGATACAAGATACGTCAATACGACTGGCGATACTATGAGTGGCGATTTAATTGTTAACTCAAATGCCGGCATAGGCTCAAGTTCTCCTTCTACTAATAATGGTTCGGTTTCAAGAATAGTTGAAATAAGGGGTACTAATAACAACGTTATTAATGGTACGACAGACACTGGTGGTATGAACGGTTTAATAATTGAAGCTTCACACAGCGCTAGATCACCACAGCCTCGTTACGCACAAGTGGGGATGGGGGTTGATGCTAGTGGTAATGGAACTATGACGTTTTTTACAGCAGCTGCTGCTGGTTACGTTACAGAGAAAATGAAGATTGACCCATCAGGCCGTGTAACAATGCCTGCTCAGCCGGGTTTTTCTTATCTAGGGTCAAAGTCATATGTTATTGGTGGTACAGGCACGCAAGTTATGTCTAGCAGTAATGTATGGGCTTCAAATGTAAATCATGGTCATAACAGGGGTTCACATTTTAATCCGTCTACAGGAAGATTTACTTGTCCTATTGCTGGAAGATATCTATTTACCTTTAAATGCCAAGCCTCAGATTTTGGTTCTGGTTATCTTTGGTTTTATATGAGACTAAACCAAAGCACATTTTCGTATTCACAAAAATCTCAAGAAAACTCTTGGACATGTCAGCACCTTGGCGGAATATTGGAACTAAATGCAAATGATTATGTAGATGTAGCTTGGACAAATAACTATGTCTCAGGACAAATACATATGCCAGAGTTTACTGGACAGTTAATAGGTTAGGGAGAACTCATGAGCAACGCAAGAAAATTAGCCGCAAATCTTCCTAGAGAAGGACAGCTTTCTGGACGCAACATGGTGATCAATGGTGGATTTCAAGTTTTTCAAAGAGCCTCCGGTGTTACCACTGCTCCTACTGGCTTCCAAGGGTATTACAGTACGGCTGACAGATGGAAAATTTATTCAAACACAAGCGGTAATTACACTACAGAACGTTCTACAGATACACCAAGTGGCTCAGGCTTTTCTTTAAAAGCAGTCGTTACTACGGCTGCATCAAGCCTTTCATCATCACATTATGCAAACTTTGATCATTATATTGAAGCTCAGAACTGTCAACATTTAGCGTATGGAACAGCTGCTGCAAAAACTCTTACTCTTTCCTTTTTTGTAAAATCTAGCAAAACTGGAATTTATACTGTTGCACTCTACAAGCCAGATACTACTGCTTATATGTACACTAAAGAATACACGATTAACTCTGCTAATACTTGGGAGAAAAAAACAATAACTATAACTCCCACAGCAGGTGGTACATCTTATATAACATCGTCTGGTGGAGCCATTGCAAATGATAACGGTTTAGGTTTGGCTCTTAGCTTTAACCAAGCTTTTGGTTCTACCTTTAGTGGTGGTACAAGCGATGCTTGGGGATTAGGCAGTGATTGGAATTATTCAACAACTAATGCTGTTAATTGGATGGATACAGTAGGAAATACCTTTTATCTTGCGGAAGTTCAGCTAGAAGTTGGTAGTAGCGCTACTCCTTTTGAGCATGAGCCTTATGAAACTGCTATACGTAAATGTTATAGGTATTATTATACTTTAAGGGGTACGCCAAATGGTAAACATGTTGGTAGTGTTGTTATGAGAAACAACCAATACTTTTATGGTTATCCAAGAAGTTTTCCTGCACCTATGAGGGTAGCGCCAACTTTTACATATAACGATGTTAGTCTTTATGTTGGTGATAATACTAATGGTTTTAATACAATGACATTAGCAGCAGCAGAAACAGATGCGTTTTCTTTTAATGGTAATGCAGCAGGGGCAGTGACAGCAGCCGAAACTGGTCATTCTGGGTTACTATATCTTGACATAAATGCTAATAGACATGTTACTTTCGATGCGGAGTTATCATTATGAATATTACATCAGCTGACTAAATTTGATTTAATCATTTTTAGATAAAAAAATTAATATAAATAGAGTAAATAAACTCTATAGGATATTAAAATGGCGATTCCAACAACGAGAGATACTTATATCGACTATTGCAAAAGAGCACTAGGCGATCCTGTAATAGAAATAAATGTAGATGAAGATCAGCTAGATGATAGAGTAGATCAAGCTTTAGAATATTACAGAGAATTTCACAGCGACTCAATGATTAGAACATATATACAGCATCAGTTAACAGCAACTGATGTTACAAATAAGTATGTTTCAGTTCCATCAAATGTATTACAAGTTAAGAGAGTTTTGCCATTTCAGCTCTCATCTCAAGGTTCTAGTATGTTTGACGTTAAGTATCAATTGATGCTTCACGATATTACAAACATGACATCATTCCTTGGAGACGTTGGATATTTTAGTCAAATACAACAATATACACAATTGTTAGATATGACATTAAATGGTCATCCACAGCACGATTATGCTTATCATCAACAACGAGTTTATATTCACGGTGATTTCGAAGATGAAACACTGAAAGCAAATGAATACATTGTTATAGAAGCTCTTATTAAGATTGATGAAAATACGCATAATAGTATATGGAATGACAAGTGGTTAAAGCTTTATGGTACCCAGTTGATTAAACAGCAATGGGGTTCTAACTTGATAAAATTTTCAGGAATGCAACTTCCTGGCGGAGTATCAATGAATGGCGATGCTATATATGAATCGGCAACTCAAGAAATTTTACGATTGCAAGAGGAGTTAAGACTAGAACAAGAAGACCCAGTATCGTTTTTCATAGGATAATAATATGCGAAATATTTATTTCAGTGCTGGTGCAAGGTCTGAACAGAATTTATATGAAGATTTAATTATAGAATCCATAAAGATTTATGGACAAGACTTATATTATATGCCACGTGACTTAGTAAATGTAGATGCTGTTTTTAGAGAAGATCCTGTATCAAGTTTCAATTCTAATTATTTGTTAGAAATGTATGTAGACAACGTCGATGGCTTTGACGGTGAAGGAGATCTATTTACTAAATTTGGCGTTGAAATAAGAGATCAAGTTACATTTACGCTTTCAAAACGTAGATGGGAACAGACTGTAATGAGATATGATAATGAAATTACAGGTACTCGTCCTTTTGAAGGCGATTTAATTTTCACACCTTTTTCTAAAAAGTTATTTCAAATCATGCATGTTGAGCATGAACAGCCTTTTTATCAGTTAAATAATTTACCAGTATTTAAATTGCAATGTGAACTATTCGAATACAATGATGAAGATATCGATGTTTCAAATGATGATATTACACAATTAGAAATAGATACAGCATTTAGATATGATTTAACTCTTACTCAAGGTATTACAGCCACTACAAAAGTGGAGCTTGATTAATGGGTCATAGATGGAAAAGATTGCGCCGAGTAAGTGTAACAAACCCCGGTGACCAATACGATGCACCACCGGCTGTTACAGTAGATCCTCCTGCCGCACCTAAGCAGGAAGCTCAGGCCGTAGCGACTCTAGATAGTACTGGATCTGTAAATGCCATTAACTTAGATAGCGGTGGTAATTTTTACGCAACACTTCCTACAATTACTTTAAGTGCACCTGATTCAGGCGGCACGCAAGCCCAAGCAACAGCTGTTATTAGTGGTGGTGAAGTTACTAGCATTAATATTACAAATGCTGGTTCAGGATATTCTAGTCCGCCAACTGTTACAATCCCTAAATCTACAGATCTTAAATCATCATTCGCTGCACAAGTAAGTATTACATTTGATTCGGCAAGTGGTACAGTTACAAAAGTAAATGTTTTAGACAGTGGTAATTTTTATGATTCATCAAACCCACCTAACGTTACAATTGCTGCACCATTTGATAGTAAGACTTTTGAAGTAGGTGAAGATGTAACTATCGCTGCTAATTCTACTGGAGCAGTAGTTAGTGGTGAAGTTGCTCAATGGATAGATAGTAGTCAGACTTTAAGTTTAATTCACACGTCAAGCACTAGTGGAACTTTTACAGAGCCAGGTGTAGGTCTTGCTATTACGGGTTCAAATTCTGGCGCAACTAGGAAAATTAGTAAGGTTACATTACCAGAAATTGCTGGTGATACATCAGATGAATTTGATTTAGTAGCTCAAGATTTCTTAGACTTTAGCGAAACAAATCCATTTGGAGAACCAGAAGCGGCAACATTAGTTCAAGAGGCAACTGCGGCTGCTACTGCCGCGGCAGCTCCTGCTACTAAAATGGTTATTAAAGGTACAATAAGTGATCCACCATTTACAAGAGCTAAGAAAACATATAAAGTTGTAGGTAATAGTACCAGTTATCAATTTGATGCAGATAGTAATAATGGTAATTACATTGAAGGTTTAAGAGATTTAAGTGTACCAGGTTTTGAATTAAGTACACATACTGATTCCTCAGTAACAAATGCAATGCAAATTAGTTATACACCACAAGTAACTAATGATACGTTGACATTAGCTGGGGATGGATTTGGAAATATAGGCATTGCAGAAGGTAATTATCAATTAAATGAATCTGATGCATCATCACCGATTGTTGGCGCCTTACAACCTGGTGATAGTGCGGCTGTAAGATTTGGTGAAAGTGCTGAAGCATCTGAGAGCGACGGATCATTTTTCAGATCAGCTGCTACTCAATTAATAGCAACTGTTAATACAGGTAAACTATATACTGGTCCTACAGGAAATGTTTTCTATTTAGCTATTAACGAAGGCTATATAGATTCAGGCGTAACTGATAGCTCTATGTTAACAGATAGTGCATTTGTAGTAACTCTTGATTCTGGCCAGGGATATGGCGGTGGTTATGGTAAAGTATTTAAACTTTCAATTCCTGTACCATCAGCCTTTGTTTGGGGTGGAGATAGAGGAGTATTTGGTTCTGGTTCAAATACAATCAATGGTGTTATGAATAATGTGCAAGACTATATCACTATTAGTACTACAGGAAATGCAGTTGATTTTGGAGATATGCTTGAACCTAAAATGGATTATGCGGCTGTTAGTAGTCAAACTAGAGGATTATTTGTAGCTGGCGAAACCGGTGTTGTTGGACAAACACCCATAAGTAATTCTAATAGTATTGAGTATATAACATTTGCTACGCTTAATAGCTCTGCAGATTTTGGAGATTATTATGGATCATATGAGACAAATCACGCAGGTGCTGGTAATGGTACGATAGGCGTATTTTTTGGTGGTTATGATGGTACTAATGGAGCACCAGATTATGGCGCTAGAAATAATATTAGATATATTACTATTGGTACTTTGAGTAATGCTTTAGATTTTGGTACTATGTCTACTTATAGAAGAAACGCGGCAGCAGTAGCAGATGCAACACGCTCTGTCGTATGCGGTGGTGAAACACGTACCGGGGGCCAACAATGGGCAACAGATACTATGGAGTACGTAACTATTGCAACACCAGGCAATGCATCTACATTTGGTAATTTACTAAATACAGGTAAAGCGGAATCTCAAGGATCAGGAGATGATACAAGAGGAATGCTTATGGGAGGCAGAGGCGGATCTAGTACCGATACTGAAATTGAATATATTACAATACAGACTGCAGGTAATTCAGTAAATTTTGGCAACTTATCGACAGATAGATTATATTGTGGTGTTACTTCAAATGGCCTTAGATCTGTAATAGCTGGTGGTTCTGGAAGTGTAGATCCTATGAACTCTATGGAATATGTTACAATACAAACTCCAGGAAACTCTCAAGATTTTGGAGATTTAACAGTTGGTAGAACAAGAGGCGTACAAGCGTGTTCTGGAAACGCTTAGGGAATAAGATATGGCAATACTACGACCAAAATTAAAACTTATCAGAGGAAAGACTTACGTTATAGATCAGAGTGATTCTAGTAATGCAACTCATCCTTTTAAGTTTACGGCTGATAGTGGGGTAAGTGAATATACATCAGGCGTGACAGCTACTGGAACACCTGGTCAAGCTGGAGCAAAAACTACTTTTATCGTACCTGGCAATGCACCCGATAATATGATGTATTATTGTACAGCTCATGGCATAGGCATGGGACAAAAAATAAAAATAATTGGTACAGCACCAGTTACATACACAGGTGGTGAAGGAGTTTATGGCTCAGAAATAACACACGGTCAATGGAGAAATGCTTCAGATAGTACAACAAGTAATCCACAAATATACATTAGACAACGAGTAGTAGGCGGGCAATCTCAAAGTACATTGGCAACAAATCTTAGAAATGCATTAAATGCTTTACAAGTAGGAGATACTATTACAGTTTCAGCATCATCAGGAACATTTAATCCACCTAAAGTATTTACTATTTCAGGCGGTATATCGACATCTCTTGATACAAATACAGATTATAGATTTTGGTTATTTGATGTTGATGCTCAAGGTTTAACTAATAGTACATACTTTTATGAATTTACTATACCAGGATAATTAATATGGCAATCAAAAGACCTAGATTAAAACTGAATAGAGGACAAACTTACACATTTGATGTGAGTGATTCAGCTTTAGCAACTCATCCTTTTAAATTTACTGCTGATAGTGGATCTACTGAATATACAACTGGTGTTACACTCACGGGTACTCAAGGACAAGCTGGTGCATTAATTACTTTAGCTGTTAGTGACTCTGCTCCTTCAAATCTAAATTATTATTGTGGTACTCATGGAATGAGCATGGGTAATCATATTGTAATTATAACTCCTGCTCAAAGCGGTGGTGGTGGCGGTAGCGGTGGTGGCGGAAGTGCTGGCGGAACCATAACTTTACTTCATACACTAAATAATCCTGACCCAGATGCAAACTCAGTGTCCGGCCAAGGTACCGACGCTTTTGGTTACTCAGTTGCAACAGATGGAAACTATGCTATAGTTGGTGCTTATAAGGAAGGCTCAGGTGTAGATGCTGAATCAGGTAAAGCATACATTTATAACGTATCTGATGGATCACTAGCTCATACATTAAATAACCCAACTGCATATAGTACAGCTGGCGGAGACCGATTTGGTTGGGCAGTTGATATAGATAGTGACTATGCAATTGTAGGTGCATATCAAGAAGATGATGCAAATGGAACTACTTCAGGTAAAGCTTATATTTTTAATGCATCAAGTGGATCTCTTGTTTATACATTAAATAACCCTGCGGCAGGAGCGGCCGCTCCACATGGTAGTTCAGATGATCATTTTGGTTACTCAGTAGCGATAGGCGGTACACATGCTATTTGTGGAGCTCCACAAGAATATAATGCACCTTCTTCTATAAGAGCATCAGGTAAAGCTTATATTTTCAGCTTATCTAATGGTTCTCTGGCTTATACACTAAATAATCCAAACGCATATGGCACTACTGATTATGATAGATTTGGTGATAAAGTAGGAATATCAGATACATATGCAATTGTAGGCGCACCTAATGAAGATGATGCAAGTGGTAGTGGTTCAGGTAAAGCATACATTTTTACATTATCTAATGGTAACCTAGTTTATACTTTAGACAATCCAACTCCAGATGCTAGTGATTATTTTGGTATTTCTGTTGATGTTAGTGATACTCACGCTGTTGTATCAGCATACGGAGATGATGATGGTCCTGGTGGCGGAACAGCATACATTTTTGATTTATCTACTGGTAATTTACTTCATACATTAAGCAATCCTAATCCAGATGGATCAAGCAGTGGCGATCAATTTGGAGCTGAAGTAGGAATATCAGATACATTTGTTGCAGTAGGTGCACCTGGAGAAAGTGATTCAAGTCACGGGGATTCAGGTAAAGTATACATTTTTAGAATATCTGATGGCGTATTAGTTCAAACATTAGACAATCCTAATCCTACTAGTTCATATAATCCATTTGGTGAAAAATTAGATATTTCTAATACACACATAGTTGAAGGTTCACAGTATGATAGCGATGGTACAGTACGTATCTTTAGCGTTCCTACAACAGTTAATTGGTCGGGTGGTGTTATTTTATCTCAATTACCGGCAAATTCTGGTGGGCGAAGTACATCATATGCAGATGAGGGTAGAATAGCAACTAACGGAACGTATACTGTTGTTGGCGATCCACGAATGAATATAGGATCTGTAAACCAGCCAGGTTGGGCATGGATTTATAGAAATTCAGACGGTAAAGAGATGGCATCTTTTAATAGTATTTTAGATGGTCATGCTCCTAATGATTCTCAATTATATTTAAGAAACGGTCAAAATAATAATTTAGTAGCTAGTAAATATCATAAACTGTATTTTGGCGAACGCGTTGCTATTAATGATACATATGCTTTTGTTACAGCACCTATATCTTATTCAGCTGGGGAAAGTAATTGGGGTAACGGACAAGATGGTACTGGAGTAGGTCAGCCAATTAATGCTTACGTGAGTGTCATAAGATTAAGCGATATGACACATGTTCGAACGATTTTAATGGATCAAAGTATGTCTTCTACCGGGCCTTCATATGTTGCAGGAGCCACAAGCTGGGGCGGTGGTGGAATAGCAGCTACTAATGATTGGTTAGCAATAGGTGCACCTCATGCTGATATAGGTTCTAATACAAATGCAGGAAAGATAGAAATATTTAATATTACAGATGCTGATCCTGCAAATTGGACTAGTTCATCAATAGAAAACGTGTATGCAAGCGCAGGTGGTAATTTCGCAAACTTTGGTTATGTAATAGCAATGGATGGAAATAAACTAGCGGCCGCTCATAGACAAATTCTTCAATGCTGGTCATGGAATGGAAGTGCTTGGGCTGCAGGTTCTAGTGATCAAACTGCATTTCCTAATTCAAACAATGATCTCGATAACTTGTTTATTAAAAATGATAAAGTTTATTACTCAAGAACTACTGGTAGTCCGAGTTATAATGCCTTTATAGAAGCTAAGAATTTTGTTGGTCTTAGTACAGTTTTAAGTAAACAAATAAATGAAGGTAATACCTATCCTGGATATTCTTTAATGTATGATGATAGTGATCATATTTTTACTGCAGATGGTGGATATAACGATGGCAACGCTAATGCTGGTCGTATAATGGCTTATACATTAGATAGTGCAAATCATGTAGCTAATTTTGATACACAATCATTACAAGGTCAAGGTTCAACAAATAATTATTATGGTAGTGTTTTTGATGTTAGTAAAGGCTGGTTAATCTCTAAAGAAACTAATCAGACTCCTAATCCAGACGTAGAATATTTGACATTTAGAAATTATAGAACTACGGTAGCTCCAGCTTTAATTGCTTGGGGTGGAGATAGAGCCGTTGTATGGGGCGGCATGGGTGGAAACACACCTGGTGAAAAAATAGACTATTTTAGTATACCTACTCCTGGTAATGCTACAGTTTTTGGCGATGTTCATCGACAAGTAGATGGATATGGACCAGGTAAACGTGGTGGTGTTTGTGTATCTGATAAGACATACGGCGTATATGCTGGAGGTAATAGCGAGCATAATTATAATGGAACTACACAAATAGATTATATTACATTTGCTACAACAGGTAATTCTTCTGATTTTGGTAATCTAACTACCAATAGAGAGAATGTACCAGCCGGTGCGTCAGACGGAACAACAGGATATATTACAGGTGGTCAAGCAAGTATATCACCATGGGCAGAAATAACTAGTACAGAGACAATCACAATTGCTACTCCAGGTAATGCAGCTTCAAGTTCATTTACTTTAGCTACTGGTGCACGTTATACATCTGGTGCAAACGATGCAACAAGAATGATAATAGCAGGTGGATATACTGCGGGCAATACTAATAATGATTTAATTCAGTATTTTACATTTTCTACGCCAGGAACATCTAATACATTTGGTAATTTATCAGATAATAGAGCTTATGCTACAGCCACTTCAGATAAAACTCATGCACTTATTGCAGGTGGTTACGAAAATGTCTCTTCTTTAAATTTAGCAACTACTGATGTTATTACTATTCAAACGACAGGTAATGCTACTAACTTTGGAAATTTAACTCAAGTTAATAGAGCAATGGGAGCTTCGTCAAATGGCACATACGCAACTTTTGGTGGTGGTTTTGGTACTAATATAGTAAATATAGATCGATTTAATTTTAGTAGTGCAGCTACAGCAACTGATCATGGTGATTTAATAAATGCTGGAGAACAACCTGGTGCTTGTTCAGGTAATGCCGCATAAATAGTATATTATAACAAGGATTTATTATGAGTGAAATCGTTAAGAAAACGACTACAGAATTAAAAGCAACTGATCCAGTAACATTTGGTATTACTCCTGTATCTAAGAGTAAGATCAATCCGCAAGCAGTTGCTCTAGTGAATGAATATCTGCCCGAGCTAGATGAGAAAACTAAATTCTTTGATAGGAATAATTCTCAATCTACTTTGGCGATGATGAGTCTTACAATGCTTAATGGTCATTCGCCTATGAGAATGATGAGACAAGTATTGGCAGAAACTGAAAAACGTAAAATGGCATTGGCTGAAGCTCAGGTGAGCCATGCCAAAGCATTAAGGAATATTGAGAAGTTACAAGATAAACTATTTAATGATCCTGATAATAATGTTATAAGTGCTAAATTACGTGCAGCTTTTGTTGGCATAGAAATGATGGAAAGTAAAATAAATGGTTCTTTTAAAGATATTGCTACGTTAATTAATGCGTATAATAATTTAAAAGAAGCTCATGGCGTGGAAGATTGGTCAGAAGAGGAGTTTGAAGAATCTGAGAAAAGGCATCACGTAAGACGTGGATTTGAATTGATGTATCGTAATCTAATGGATGGCGGACGAGCAAGTACAGCAACCATTGAATATATGCAACAGTACGGTGTACATCCTCAAGTAGGATTGACAGAAGTACAGGGATATATTAAGGTTGTAAGCGATATGATTCATAATAAACAAATACCACATTCGAATCACCTTGAAGATTTTTTAGATGAAATGGCTGACAAGTATTATAAAGAAACAGATAAGACTACTCAAAGAATTTTTGGTAAAGATAATATTATTAGTCCAGAAATTATGAGTATCATAAACAAATAGGATAAGAAATGTTCGGTCCACACTTTTATCATCAGAAGGTTAGAAAATGCGTAGCCGCATTCGGTTCGCTGTTTACTAATTTATATGTGATACGTAAGAACTCGTCTGGTAACGTTATTAGTACAGTGCGAGTACCGTTAGCTTACGCTCCACGCGATAAGTATATCGAACGTATACAAGGTATAGCGGATATACAAAGAGATGAATCTGTCGCTCTTAAACTACCTCGCATGTCTTTCGAGATTACTTCATACATCTATGATGATACAAGACAACTACAAAAGTTAAACAAAACATTTCATAATAATACTATTGATGATCATGGTTCAAAGAAAGATATCGTTACAAGATCTGTACCGTACAATATAACTTTTTCTCTTAGCATATATGCAAAATCACAGGATGATGCATTACAAATAGTAGAACAAATATTACCGTTCTTTAGTCCGCAATATACTATTACTATGAAGCCTTTTAGTGAATATCAAGATCTATTAGAAGATATACCACTTACATTACAAGGCGTTTCTTATTTAGCTGATTTTGAAGGACCAATGGAACAAAGAAGTGTAATACAATATGTACTAGACTTTGAAATGAAAACAGCATTTTATGGACCGGTAGATGCAGGAAAAAGTGTTATACAAAGGTCTATTGTTAATTATGATTTAAATAGTGTAGACTCGGCAGGTTTTGGTTTTAGTGTACATTATACACCGAAGTTTTTTAGTAGAACACCAGATGATCCTTTATTCCCTGGTTATAATACTACTTACTATGGTGACAGCGATTTATAGGTGAGTTATGGATAGTGATAAGATTGCTAATGACTACGAATATTCTCGACAAACATATTACGAACTAATCGAGAAAGGCAAAGATGCCCTTGACTTGGCTATTGAGATTGCTCAACAGTCCGAGCATCCTCGTGCTATTGAAGTCTTATCTGGTATGATTAAGAATGTCGGTGATGTAAACGACAAGTTAATGGACCTCAATAAAAAGAATAAAGATATTAATAAAAGCGATATTCCTATGAAGGCTGAAGGTACAACTAATAATAATTTGTTTATAGGTTCTACAACTGATTTACAAAGAATGTTACAAGATGTAGAAAAGACTGCAAAGCCAGCAAACAATGTGATAGATTTGACGCCAAGATTAAAAGATGAATGATGGTTATTTAGGGAATCCAAATGTAAAACGTGACGGTATTGTCACATCATGGTCCCAAGAAGAAATTATAGAATATCAAAAGTGTATGAAAGATCCTATACACTTTGCACGAGAATACTGTAAAGTTATTTCTCTTGACGAAGGCTTAGTTGACTTCGATCTATATCCTTATCAAGAGAAAATGTTTGAATCATTTAATAATCATAGATTTAATATCGTATTGGCTTGTCGTCAGTCCGGTAAATCTATATCATCTGTTGCATATATTCTATGGTTTGTTTTATTTCACTCAGAAAAAACAGTGGCTGTACTAGCTAACAAAGGTGCAACGGCACGTGAGATGCTTGCACGTATTACACTTATGTTAGAGAATCTACCATTCTTTCTACAACCAGGTACAAAAGCATTAAACAAAGGTTCATTAGAATTTTCGAATAATAGTAAGATCATTGCGGCAGCCACATCAGGCTCATCGATTCGTGGTCTTTCTATTAACTTATTATTCTTAGACGAATTTGCATTCGTTGAGAATGATGCACAATTTTTCACATCCACATATCCGGTGATTTCATCAGGTAAAGATACAAAAGTGATTATTACTTCTACCGCAAATGGTATAGGTAATGTCTTCCATAAAATTTGGGAGGGAGCACAACAAAAAACAAATCAGTTCAAACCATTTAGAGTTGACTGGTGGGACGTGCCCGGACGTGATGAGAAGTGGAAAGAAGAAACTATTGCCAATACTTCTAGATTACAATTTGATCAGGAGTTTGGCAATACATTCTTTGGTACAGGTGATACATTAATCAATGCCGAAACTCTAATGAGTTTACGGGCAAAGGATCCTATACAAGTAAAAGGTGATGCATTAATTTATGAGGAAGTTGTACCTAAACATGAATATGTTGTCGTGGTAGATGTTGCGAAGGGAAGAGGCCAGGACTATAGTACTTTTAATGTAGTCGACATTAGCACGAGGCCGTTTAAACAGGTTGCTGTATATCGCAATAATGTTATCTCGCCTATTCTCTTCCCCGATTTTATTTATAAGTTTGCGAAAGCCTACAACAATGCTTATGTGGTTGTTGAGGCAAATGATGCTGGCCAAGTTGTTTGTAATGGTTTATATTATGATTTAGAATATGAGAACTTTCATGTTGAATCTGCGGTTAAGTCAAGTGGATTAGGTATTGAGATGACACGAAAGGTTAAACGTATTGGTTGTTCATCATTTAAAGATTTACTAGAGAATAATAAACTAGAGGTTGTTGATCAACAAACAATATTAGAAATATCTACGTTTGAGGCAAAAGGTCAATCATATGAAGCATCACAGGGTAACCATGATGATTTAGTAATGAATCTAGTATTGTTTGGCTATTTTGCCGGTACAAATTACTTTGGTGAATTAACAGATATTAATTTAAAAGAAATGTTATTTGAACAAAGAATGAAAGAGATTGAAGCAGATGTATTACCATTTGGTATAATTGATGATGGTTTACCACAAGCTCCTATTGCAATAGAAGATGAAAGAGCTGGATGGCAGATACAACCGCGTCCAGATCTAGACTTTTAATAAGTTATAAATAAGAACATAGTGAAAACCCGCCGTATTATGACAGATCTTATTATTTAAAAAGGAAAAAACAAATGGCACTTGGAGTACCTTCATCAAGTCCTGCCGTAGTAATCAAAGAGATTGATGCTAGCGCAAGTATTCGTACAGCTAGCACTACAATCGGTGGTACGGTAGGTGATTTTCGTTGGGGACCAGTGGGAGTACCTATGACTGTTGCAACAGAAACAGAACTAGTAGGAACTTTTGCCTCACCTGACGATGCAAACTCCGTAGAATTTCATAGTGCAGCATACTTTCTGAGATATGCTGATAATATGAAAGTCGTACGGACAACAGACGCAAATGCAAAGAATGCTTATGACGCAGACTCTGCAACAGCCCCAGCTATTAATAATCAAACAGATTGGGACGCACAAGAATCAACGCTCGCTGGCGCAAATCATACTTTCGTAGCAAAGTATCCTGGCGCATTGGGCACTGGTTTAACAATTTCAGTATGTCCAGCAGATGAAACAACATTTAATGGATGGGCATATAAATCAGATTTCGATACATTCCCTGGAACATCAACTCAAGCTACGGCTGAGGGTGCATCCAATGACGAAGTACACGTTGCAGTCGTAGACGTTAACGGAAACTTTGGTCCTAAGGGTGGAGTTTTAGAAACTTTCCCACATGTATCGTTAGCAACAAACGCAAAAACACCAGACGGATCTACTAACTATATCAAAAATGTAGTTAATACAGGATCAGCTTATGTATGGATGGCTGGATTCGGAACTGCAGGAACTCGATTCGATGCAGACGCAGGATCAGCATTTGCAAGTGGTAAAGACTACTTGACAACACCAGCAGCGATTCTTACTATAGATTTAACAGGTGGCGTCAATCAAAACGCAAACACAGCCGGAACATTAGCAACGGCATTTGACCAACTAGAGGACGAAGATACAGTCGCACTCGATATTATCTTTACCGCTGGTATGTCAGCTAGATCAGATCATGTAACAGTTGTAAATGATATTACAGCTACGGCAGTTGCGCGTAAAGATTGTATAGCAGTAGCTTCACCCGCAAGGAGTGATATTGTAGGAGTTGCAAGTCCTGCTACTATGGTAACAAATACCATGGATACTGCAAAAACAATGACATTCGGATCATACCTAGTAGTTGACAACAACTTCTTAAAGGTATATGATAAGTACAATGACAAGTATATTATGATACCTGCCGCTTCTTCAACAGCCGGAATCATGGCCGCAACAGATAACAATGCTGCTCCATGGGTATCTCCTGCTGGAACAAGACGTGGTAATTATCTAGGTATTACATCATTGGCTTACTCACCAACTAAAGCTCAAAGAGATACTCTCTATAAAGGCGCAGTTAATCCTATTGCAAATATTCCTGGGCAAGGAGTTATGCTATATGGTGATAAAACACACATGAACAGACCATCAGCATTTGATCGTATTAATGTTCGTAGATTGTTTACATCATTAGAAAAAGCAATCGGTGAATTCGCTAAAGCTTCTCTCTTTGAACTAAATGACGAGTTTACTCGAGCTGAATTTGTAAATAATGTAGAACCTCTACTTCGTGAAGTAAAGGGTCGACGTGGTCTTACAGACTTTAAAGTAGTCTGTGATGAGACAAACAATACCGCTTCAGTAATTGACAGAAATGAATTTGTGGCAACGATCTTCATCAAGCCAGCACGCTCAATAAACTTCATAACTTTGAATTTTGTTGCGACTAGAACGGGTGCTGACTTCGAAGAAGTAGTTGGCATATAGTAGCGGTAAGGAGAAAACAAAATGGCTATTCTAGGAGTAGATGATTTTAAAGCAAAACTACGTGGTGGTGGCGCACGCTCTAATCTGTTTAAAGCAACACTTAACTTTCCAGGTTATGCTGGTGGTAATGTTGAATTAACATCCTTCATGTGTAAGGGTGCTCAGCTTCCTCAATCAGTAATAGAAGAAGTACCTATTTCGTTCCGCGGAAGAATACTGAAAATTGCTGGTGAAAGGTCGTTTGAACCTTGGTCAGTAACAGTTCTTAACGATACTGATTTTGGTACTCGTGATGCAATGGAAAGATGGATGAATGGTATCAATGGACATACTACTAACGTTGGTTTAGTAAATCCAGTTGATTATCAAGCAGACTTGATTGTTGAACAATTAGATAGAGATGGAACCTCAATTAAAAGATATGATTTTAGAGGAGCATTTCCTGTGCTCGTTGGTGAAATCAATCTAGATTACGATACAGCTGGACAGATAGAACAGTTCGAAGTTGTATTCGCATATCAGTATTGGGAGTCAAATACCACTTCGTAAGGAGTTATAAATAATATGTGAAGGGCCGAAAGGCCCTTTGCTAAACTATTTTTTGTAGGTAAGAATATGGCAGAGAATAACGGATTTACATTATTTGGATTTGAAATACGTAGAAAGCAAGACAAGCCTTCTAAAAAGAATCAGATGGATTCTATTGTACCGCCCATTGATGAGGATGGCGCAGGTTACGTAACTGCATCCGGATCTCACTTCGGTCAATATGTTAATATTGACGGTGACGAATTTAAAGATAATATATTAAAGATTAAGCAATACCGTGGTGTTGCTATGCATCCTGAAGTTGATGCGGCAGTTGAAGATATTGTAAACGAATCAATCTCGATTGCAAATGATGGTTCAACAGTTACTATCAATATGGATAACGTTGAAATATCAGATAAGATTAAAAAGAATATACAAGAAGAATTTAAAAACATATGTGTAATGCTTAAGTTTAATGAACTAGGGCATGACATCTTCCGTCGTTGGTATGTAGACGGTCGAATTTATCATCATCTCGTAGTTAATGAAGCTAATATGAAATTAGGTATTCAGGATATCCGTCCTATTGATGCTACGAAGATTCGTAAAGTAAAAGAGATTAAGAAGAAGAAAGACCCGGTTACAGGTGCTGAATTGATCGAAAAAGTTGATGAGCACTTTATTTACCAAGAGAAACCAGGTCAAACTAAACAAGGTGTTAAACTTACAACAGACGCCGTGAGTTATGTTACATCTGGTCTATTAGATCAAGATCGTAAAAGAGTTATATCATATCTTCAGAAATCACTGAAGCCATTGAACCAGTTAAGAATGATGGAAGACTCATTAGTCATCTATCGTCTTGCACGTGCACCTGAACGTCGTATCTTTTATATCGATGTAGGTAATATGCCGACTGGTAAAGCTGAAGAGTACATGAAGAAGATCATGACTCAATACAGAAACAAGCTAGTATATGATGCCACAACTGGTAGACTAAAAGATGATCGTAAGCATATGTCAATGCTTGAAGATTTTTGGCTACCACGAAAAGAAGGTGGCAGAGGTACAGAAATTAGTACATTGCCAGGTGGTGAGAACCTTGGACAAATAGATGATATTCTATATTTTCAGAAACGTTTATATAAATCTCTTAACGTTCCTATTTCGCGCCTTGAGCAGGATCAAAGTGCTAACATACTTGGTCGATCCACAGAAATCAATAGAGACGAATTAAAATTCCAGAAGTTTATTGAGCGTCTACGTCGTAGATTCTCAGCTCTCTTCTTAGATGTTCTTCGTAAGCAGCTTATCTTAAAAGGTGTAATCGCTGAAGAAGACTGGAAAGAATGGGAAAATGATTTAGTTGTAGAATTTGCGCATGATAATCATTTTGCTGAACTTAGAGATGCTGAACTAATCCGTGAAAGATTACAAACAATGGATTTAGCTCAGAATTATATTGGCGAGTACTATTCAAAAGAATGGGCTCAAAAGAATATTCTTATGTTAGATGACGATGACATAGAAAGAATTAATAAAGAAATTAAAGGTGAAACAGACTCTGGTGAAGTAGATAACGAAGAACCAGAGAATCAAGGAGATGATAATGAGCGATGAAGCCGAAGTAATGGAACCTGAAGTTGAGGTTAATCCTATGCAAACATTTGTTGACGATATATTGACAAAGAATTTTGCAGGAGCACAAACAACATTCAATGATTTATTAGGTGATAAACTTAATGATGCTCTTGATGCTGAAAAAGTGGCATTAGCACAACAAGTTTATAACGGCGCAGAACCAGATGAAGATCAATTAGAATTAGATCTTGAAGATGGCGAAGCCGATGAAGAAGAATATGAAGATAACCTCGAAGACGGAGCAGAAGAATACACTTCTGATACTGGTGAAGAGGAAACAGAAGTAGAAGATTAATTTGTTATAAATAAGTGTAACATAATTATCACAGGTTTAAGATAAATGAAACTTATTACGGAATATAACGAAAGCGATGTACAATGCATCGTGGAGAAGAAAGAAGACGGCTCGAAGAAATATCTCATCGAGGGTGTTTTTGCTATGGCCGAATCAAAGAACCGTAATGGACGAATTTATCCTAAAGCGATATTAGAAAAAGCAGTTGACAAATATGTCACTGATCAAGTTAAAACTAAACGAGCTGTTGGAGAGCTAAACCATCCGGAAGGCCCAACAGTTAATTTAGATAAGGTATCCCATCTAATTACCGATCTCAACTTTGAAGGTAATAATGTGATGGGTAAGGCACAAGTACTGGATACTCCTATGGGACAGATCGTAAAAGGTTTGCTTGAGGGCGGTGTTCAATTAGGCGTGTCAACTCGTGGTATGGGAAGTCTTGAGCAACGTAATGGTACAGCAGTCGTCAAAGACGATTTTATTCTTAATACGGTTGATATCGTACAAGATCCATCAGCACCGAATGCTTTCGTTAATGGAATTATGGAAGGTGTAGACTGGGTTTGGAATAACGGCATTATCGAAGCCAGGGCAATTGAAGAAATGGAGACTGAAATTAAACAAGCTCCACGTACTGATCTCTATGAGACACAGGTCCGTGAGTATAAGAATTTCCTCTCGTTACTCAAACAAAAGAGCATGTAAGGAGAATAGCATGTCTGATCTAGAAAATCAGGTCACAGAAGCAGATCTCCATGACGAGGACGTTGTGGAAGAAGCTCACGACCCAAAAAATGCGGAAGACGCATCTGTCGCATCTGTTAAAGGCGCAGCTGGTAAAACAGCAAAGGCTCCAGAGCCAGCACCTAAGCAGGGCGTAAATATGCCGATGCCGAAAACAAAAGCAGGTATGTTGCAAGCAATGTATGCCTCAGCTGCAAAAATGACTAAACCTCAATTGCAAGCAGCTTATGGTAACATGATGAAAAAAGAGGACGTCGAAGTAGCCGATGAAGCAATTATGGAAAACCCAGAAGTTGCTTATGACTATGCAGGCGAACTTGATGCATTAGTAGAATCTGAAGCAACTCTATCAGAAGAGTTCAAAGAAAAAACTACAATCATCTTTGAATCAGCAATGAAAGCAAAATTAGCAGAAGAAATCGAAAAACTCGAAGAAAACTATGCTAGTGAGCTTGCTGAGGAAATTGCAACAACAAAATCTGACCTCGTAGAAAAAGTAGATTCATACCTAAACTACGTAGTTGAGCAGTGGATGGAAGACAACAAGCTAGCAGTTCAAACTGGCTTACGTACAGAAATCGCTGAAACTTTCATGAACAAGCTAAAAGATGTATTCACAGAGTCTTACATCGAAGTGCCAGAAAGCAAAATCGACTTAGTCGACGAACTATCTGAGCAAGTCGAAGAACTCGAAGAAGCTCTTAACGCTCGTACTGAAGAAGCGCTAGAACAAGCCAAGGCAATTGAAGATTTTACACGTGCAGCTATTGTAGCTGAAGCGGCTAAAGATCTTCCTGATACACAAGCTGAGAAGCTTGCAGGTCTTGTCGAATCTATCGATTTCGAAGACGAAGAAACTTTCACTAAGAAAGTGGCTACCGTCAAAGAAGCACATTTTGCAGCGCCAGCTGTGGAATCAACCATTGCTGAAGAAACAGACGTTGATGCGGAAGCTGATACAACAGAAGTTTCTGATACAATGGCGACATATTTGTCAGCAATCAGAAAACAAACTAAATAAGGGAGATCCAAGAGATGGAATCTTATTCTAACTTGGTCGAAAAATGGGCCCCGGTTCTTAACGAAGAAACAGCTGGCACCATTAAAGACAACCACAGAAAGCAAGTAACTGCTGCTCTGTTGGAAAATACTGAGAGAGCTCTTACTGAAGAGCGTGCTCAACTAAACGAAGCTGCACCAACAAACGCAACTGGCGCTTCAATCAATAACTGGGATCCAGTATTGATCAGCCTAGTACGTCGTGCTGCTCCAAACCTAATTGCTCACGATCTAGCATCTGTACAGCCTATGAACGGCCCAACAGGTCTTATCTTTGCAATGAAGTCAAAGTACACATCACAAGGTGGTACAGAGGCTATGTTCAACGAAGCTGATACACAGTTCTCTGGTACTCAAGCAACTCCAGCAAATAACGTTGCTGATGGTGCTGACGGTTCAGGTCTACTTAGCTACGGTGGTGACTCTGCTATGCCTCAACCAAACCACGGTTCTGGTATGGCAACAGACTCTGCTGAAGCTCTTGGATCATCTGGTTCAACAGACTTCGCAGAAATGGCATTCAGCATTGAGCGTCAAACTGTGACTGCAAAGTCACGTGCTCTAAAAGCTGAGTACTCATTAGAGTTGGCTCAGGATCTTAAAGCGATCCACGGTTTAGACGCAGAATCAGAATTGGCAAACATCTTGTCAACTGAGATTCTTGCTGAGATCAACCGCGAAATCATTCGTGTGATCAACGCTCACGCTAAGCCTGGTGCTCAATCAGCTCAGATCACTAAGAAAGGTATTATTGACCTTGATACTGATGTTGATGGTCGTTGGTCTGCAGAGAAATTCAAAGGTCTCGGCATCCAAATCGATCGTGAAGCTAACCAAATCGCAAAAGATACTCGTAGAGGAAAAGGTAACGTGATGGTATGTTCATCTGACGTTGCTTCTGCTCTAGCTGCTACAGGCATGTTAGACTACTCACAAGTACTTGCTTCAAACACATTGAATGTAGACGATACAGGTAACACATTTGCTGGTACTTTGAATGGTCGCATGAAAGTGTACATCGACCCATATGCAACAGTTGACTATATCACTGTTGGTTATAAGGGCGCAAACGCATACGACGCCGGTCTTTTCTACTGCCCATACGTACCATTAACAATGATGCGTGCAGTTGCTGAAGATACATTCCAGCCAAAAATTGGTTTCAAGACACGATACGGTCTTGCATCAAACCCATTCACACCTGGATCATCTAACGGCCTAGGTACTGCTCGTCAGAACCAGTACTACAGAATTATGCGTGTGGATAACATCCTTAACGCTACATAAGAATAGGGATAACCTATCTAACTGGGGCGCTTTTGCGCCCCTTTTTTTTGTATAAATACATATATGATAACACTTACAGAAAATGCAAAGATCTATTTAGAAAAAGTCGGTAACCCACACGTTTCGCTAAATGTAAAAGGCGGAGGCTGTTCAGGTTTTCAATACGAATGGGGTACTACTGATAAAGAACCAACTATAGGAAATCTATGGTTAGATCCTATGGCAGAGATGTTTGTATTTGGTTGTACTATAGATTATGTAGAAGAGCTTGGTGGATCTTATCTAAAGGTCGTAAACCCTAATGCAACTGCATCATGCGGATGTGGTGAAAGCTTTGCCGTCTAGGAGATATAAATGGTCTACAATATAAATGAAAATTATTTAGAACCAACGGGATTTAAATTGGTCTTAGATAGAAAATTTTATCCTAAGACCGAATATTTTGTTACAAGTGTAAATCATCCTGATGTTGCTTTACCAGGTGTAGAAGTACCTTTTAAATCAATATCTACTCATCAGCCGGGTGATAGATTACAATTTGGTGAATTAATATGTAATATAGTTATAGATGAGAATCTAGTCAACTATAATGAAATGTATAGTATACTAAAAGAAACAGTTCAAGTTAATGAGATAAATAGACTTACAAGAGATGTTACTCAAAAGCCTCTTGACATGGATTTAAAACTATATACATTAAGCAGCAAAAATAATTCTAATAAAGTATTTACTTACTACGATTCGAGACTAACATCAATCGGTGGTATGGAATTAGAATCTACAAGAGCTGATATACAATACATAACCGTGCCACTTGCATTTGAATTTAACTACTTTGAAATTGAATAAATAGATCCATATAATGGAGTTATATTATGAATCTTGAAACTGTACTCGAGATGTGGAAAAAAGATGCTGAGATACCTCAGTTTAATCTTGACGAAACATCCAGACAAACCCCAGCACTACATGCAAAATATATGGAGTTTATGTCCATAGCCCGTCTTCAGTTAAAGAAAGCTGAGATGGATCAAAAGACTTTACTCAAAAAGAAATGGTTATACTACAATGGCAAAATGACTCAAGAACAAATTGAGGAAGCCGGATGGGAGTTTGATCCATTTGACGGATTAAAGGTTTTAAAAGGTGAGATGGATTATTACTATGATGCTGATAGCGACATACAAAAATCCGAGGAAAAAATCACATATTATAAAACTTATATTGAGACACTTACTGAGATTATAAATGTATTAAAGTGGAGACATTCTACTATAAAAAATATTATTGATTGGAGAAGGTTCGAATCGGGTGGATAAATTAGTTGTAAGTCAGAAGAATCATTCAGTTATGTCGGTACATACAGATATGGGTATAGCTAATGAACTGACAGACTTTTTTAGTTTCTTTGTTCCAGGCTATAAGTATATGCCAGCATTTCGTAATAAGGTGTGGGACGGCAAAATAAGGTTGTATAATTCACAGTCACAAGAATTGCCTGTGGGATTGTTCCCATATTTGCAAGAATTTTGTGGACCACGTAATTATAAAGTAGAAGTAGAACATAGCAATTATTATGGCTTACCTGGCTCTACGGTCGACGTAGATCCCGCTGAGTTAAGTGACTTTATCAACGGATTGGTTCTATCTACAAAAGGCACAAGAATTAATCCGCGTGAGTATCAAATAGAAGCAATATGTGAAGGACTACACAGAAAACGCGCCATTTTATTAAGTCCTACTGGTTCAGGTAAATCACTTATCATTTATGTACTAATGAGATACCTGTTAGAGAAGACTGACAAGAAAGCTCTTATAATTGTACCTACAACTTCTCTTGTACAACAGATGTATTCTGACTTCGAAGATTATGCATATTATGATAAAGACTTTGTGGTAGAGAATGAATGTCATAGAATTTATTCAGGTAAAGAAAAGAATGTAGGACAGCGTATTATTATTTCTACATGGCAATCAGTATATAAGCTGCCTGGTAAATGGTTCGAACAATTTGGCATGGTATTCGGTGATGAATGTCATGGATTTAAATCAAAGTCTCTTACATCTATTATGAATAAATGTCGAGAGGCTGAATATAGATTTGGTACAACAGGTACATTAGATGGTACACAAACTCATAGACTTGTATTAGAAGGTCTTTTTGGAAAGGTATATAATGTTACAACAACAAAGAAACTCCAGGAAGAAAAGACACTCGCGCCTTTAGAGATTAACGTATTACTTCTTAAATATCCAGAAGATATACGACGTAGCTTTGGCAAAAAAGAGTATCATGATGAAATAGATTATATTGTTACAAACGAAGCTCGTAATAAGTTTATAAATAATCTTGCATTAGATCAAAAAGGTAATACTCTTATATTATTTCAGTTCGTAGAAAAGCATGGTAAACCTCTATATAATCTGATTAAAGATAATGCACACGAAAGGCGAAAAGTTTTTTATGTCTCAGGAGATGTAGAAACGGCAGACAGGGAAGCCATACGTAAAATTGTAGAGAAACAAAAGAATGCAATTATTGTGGCTAGTCTTGGCACTTTTAGTACTGGTATTAATATTCGTAATTTGCATAACATCATATTTGCTAGCCCGTCAAAGTCACAAATCAAAGTATTACAAAGTATCGGACGAGGATTAAGAAAATCAGATGATGGATCAACAACTAGCTTATATGATATTGCGGATGATTTGCACTGGAAAGGAAGAAAAAACTACACGTTAATGCATAGCGCGGAACGTATTCGAATATACTCAAGAGAATCTTTTAACTATAAAATATACGAGATAGAATTTAAAACATGACCGAACAAGAAATAATTCAATTAAAATTATCAAGCGGCGAAGAAGTGCTTTGTGAGATTATTCAATGGGATAATGAGCATAATGCTACAGTAGTTGTTAAAAATGCATTTGAGATAGTATTCTTACAATCTCCAACAGGAGCTATGAGGTTATGTACTCTTCGACCTTTCATGGTTGGCCAAATAGAAGAAGGATATAATATCTCGTTAAATGGTGATTTAATTGTTTCGCAAGCAATTCCTACTCGAGAAATATTAAATAATTATCGTGACACCCTTACAGAATATTTAAAATTTAATGAGGGTCCAACAGATGATGAGCTAGATCAGATAGAAAAAGAAGAGGCTATGGAAAATATTATACACTTTCCTATAGATAAAAGTAAGTTGCACTAGGGTATACCACCCACCTCAAAAAACCTCTATTTATTATACACCAGTTTTCAGGGTTTGTAAACCCCTAAAACGCATTTTTTTTATATTTTTTTTAAAAAAATTAGTGTACATCGCCGTAAAAATATAGTATGATATATGTGAAAGGACAAGTTATGGCAAGAACTAAACGTCAAAGTATTCACTACGTAAATAATGCAGACTTCTCAGCTGCCGTTGTTGAATACGTCAAAGAAGTTAGAAAAGCTAAAGCAAAAAATGAGCAGCTACCTATTGTAACAGATTACATAGCATCGTGCTTTCTCAAGATAGCGGAAGGCTTATCTCACAAATCGAATTTTATTCGGTATACTTATCGTGAAGAAATGGTAATGGATGCCGTTGAGAATTGCTTAAAGGCAATTGAAAACTATAATTTAGAAACCGCAACAAGAACTGGAAAACCAAATGCATTTGCATATTTTACTCAAATCACGTGGTATGCATTTCTCCGTCGTATTGCTAAAGAGAAAAAGCAACAAGACATCAAACTCAAATATCTCACTAGTTCGGGATTAGAAACTTTTGTTGAAGTTGAAGGAGATACACTCGCAAATACCGTGGCACAACAATTTGTAGACTTCCTTAAAGATCGTATAGATAAAGTAAAAGCTACAGATGATGCAGTAAAAGAATTTGTCAAGAAAGAAAAACGCAAAAAGCGTGAGATGAAAGCCGATTCTGATTTGAGTGAATTTTTAAAATGAAGGTAGCAATTATAAATGACACCCATTGTGGCACTCGCAATTCTTCTGACATATTTCTCGATAACGCAGAGAAATTTTACTCAGATGTATTTTTTCCTTATCTTTTGGAAAACGATATTCGTCATATCATTCACTTGGGTGACTTCTTCGATAATCGAAAATTCATTAATTTCAAGTGTATTAATCGGATTAGGAGTTGCTTCCTTAAACCGTTACGACAGCACGGCATTACAATGGATATCATTCGTGGCAATCATGACGTATACTTTAAGAATACTGGTGAACTGAATAGTCTAAAAGAATTACTTGGACATTATATGAATGAAGTCCATATTATTCATGAACCAACTGTAATGGATTATGATGGATTAAAAATGGCATTAGTCCCATGGATTGATGCTGAGAACGAAGAACGTTCTATAAAGTTTATCAAAGAATGTAAAGCCGATATTATGGGCGGACACTTTGATATTATTGGTTATGAAATGATGAAAGGCATCAAGTGTGAACATGGTCTAGATAGATCATTATTCAAACGGTTCGAAGCCGTATACTCAGGACATTTCCATACAAAATCTAGCCAAGACAATATTCATTATCTTGGAAGCCAAATGGAGTTTTTCTGGAATGACGCGCACGATAACAAATACTTCCATATTCTGGACACGAGTACGAGAGAGCTTGAAGCTATTAGGAACCCTCTTACTTTGCACCACAGGATTAGGTATGATGATAGTACTACTGATTATATGGATTACGACCTAAGTCAGGTAGAAAATAAATTTGTAAAAATAGTTGTAATAAATCGAAAAAATCAGTTTACATTTGATCGATTTGTTGATAGAATACAGAATAGAACAATACATGATTTAAAGATCCAAGAGACCTTTGATGAATTTATTGGTTCAAACGTTGGAGATGATGAGATCTCTCTTGAAGACACTACCGAGTTATTGAACTCTTATATAGACGGAGTAGAAACTGAGCTGAGTAAGGAACGTATCAAGAAGGATGTGTACAACCTTATGACTGAGGCTCAATCTTTAGAAATTGCATGATATTATTTAAGACGTTGCGTTATCGTAATTTTTTGTCGACAGGCAATCATTTTACGACGATAGACTTTATACGCAGTAAAACCACCCTTGTTATCGGTCACAATGGTGCCGGTAAATCAACTATGTTAGATGCTTTGTCATACGCCCTGTTTGGCAAACCTCACCGAAATATTAATAAACCACAACTAGTCAATTCTATTAACGGTAAGAACTGTGAAGTAGAAGTTGAGTTTAGTATTGGTCAAAGAGAATATAAAATCATTCGTGGAATCAAACCAGGTAAGTTTGAGATCTACGTTGATGGCACGATGATTAATCAATCATCACATGCCAAAGAGTACCAGAAGATTCTCGAGCAAAACATTCTGAAGCTTAATCATAAAAGTTTCCATCAGATTGTTGTGTTGGGATCCTCCTCCTTCATTCCTTTCATGCAACTTCCCTCACATCATCGGCGGGATGTTATCGAGGATCTTCTGGACATTAATGTATTCTCTAAAATGAATCAGATCCTTAAAGAGAAACAAAGTATATTGAAGGATAATCTTAAGGATGTTGACTATAGTTTAGAATTAGCAAAAGACAAAATTAGTTTACAACAAAACTATATTAAAGAAGTTGAAGGTCTTGCTAATACAGAAGTTGAGTCTAAGACAGATGAGATAGAAGAAGCACGTGGTGAAATAGAAACACTTCAGGCTGATAATAATAAACATACTCAATATATCGAAAGACGCTCACGAGGCTTACAAGAAAAGATTAAAGATAGACACGATAAGAAACAATCTTTATTACAATATAAAGCTGAGTTTGATTCTAAGATAAGATTACTTGTAAAAGAATCTAAGTTTTATGAGAAGCATGATAATTGTCCAACATGTGAGCAAGAGATACCAGTAGAACTCAAACAAGAAAAACTTAAGACTGCTAAAGATAAGGCTGCAATATATCAAGACACTCTCATAGATCTGGCTAATGAGGCTGAGGCAGTAGAAATAGATCTTACTGACTTAGACAATAGATCTGCCGATATAAGAGATAGAACAGCTACGGTTGCAACTAATAATAATTCTATAGATAGTTTACAAAAACGTATTAATGTATTATCAAATCAGATCGATAAAATCAAAGGTACTGATGGTGATACAGCAAAGGCAAGAGAAGAACTAGCTAAGTTACAAGAACAACGTGAAGCACACTTTGAACATAAATTAAGCATCAACGAAGATGTAACTTATAATACAGTTATTCTTGAGATGTTGAAAGATACCGGTATTAAGACAAAGATTATCAAACAATATCTACCGGTCATCAATCAACTTACAAATCAGTATTTACAGATTTTAGATTTCTTTGTACATTTTAATCTAGATGAAAGTTTTACTGAAACTATTCGATCTCGTCATCGTGATAACTTTTCTTATGATTCGTTTTCAGAAGGTGAGAAGCAAAGAATAGATTTAGCTCTGTTATTTACTTGGCGTCAGATTGCCAAGATGAAAAACTCAGTGGCTACTAACTTACTCATACTTGATGAGACATTTGATTCGTCATTGGATCATGAGGGTGTGGGTAATTTAATGAAAATCATTTATGCGTTTGGTGAAGATACTAATGTCTTTGTTATCTCGCATAAAGGTGAAATCCTTGATGATAAGTTTGAGTCTAAGATGGAATTTATTAAAGATAAAAACTTTAGCAAGGTAAAATAATGTTGTACAATCCGTCAAAAATGTTGTATAATAGTATTCTTAATTATGGAGTATATCATGGAACTAAGTGAAAATACCCTGCAGATTCTCAAGAATTATGCAGGTATTAATTCAAACATTGTTTTCAATGAAGGCAATAATATTCAGACTATTTCTGAAGCGAAGAATGTTCTATCAGCAGCTAGTACTGTTGAAGACTTTCCTCAAAACTTCGGGATCTATGACTTGAATGAATTTCTCAATGTCCTAGGTCTTGTTGATGTACCTAATCTAACTTTCGAAAAAGATTATGTACTCATCAGTGATTCATCTGGTCGGTCAAAAGTTAAGTATTTCTTTTCTGATCCGGACATGTTGACATCACCATCTAAAAAGATTGTAATGCCTCAGTGTGAAGTACAATTTGATTTAGATGGAAATACATTGAGTCGTATCAAACGTGCCGCGGCGGCTCTTGGACATGACGAAGTATCAATTACACCAGGCGATGGCGTTCTTACTTTGTCAGTTGTTGATAGTAAAAATGCAACATCAAATACATTTTCTATCGATATAGCCGGTGATTATCCTGCAGAAGCTTTTAACTTTGTTATAAGTATCTCTAATCTTAAGATTATACCAGGTGATTACCACGTGGCAATTTCGTCTAAACTCATCTCAGAGTTTTCTAATAATGAACTAGGCGTATCATATTGGATCGCTCTAGAAAAATCCTCAACTTATGGAGAATAAAATGGCTAAAGCCGAAAATATGGTTAATACACCAGCTCTTGAAGGAGCACCAGCTGCAGAAGGAGCACCTGTTGATCATGATCAGATCTATCAGGTATCAACACAAATGGGACGCTCAATGATTGCGGTCATTGATGCAATTGCACAACGTGGTGGATTTCGTGGAGAAGAGTTATCAACTATTGGTCAGTTACGAGATCAATGTGTGAAAGCTATTTCTCTTGGAGAAAACTACGAAGCAACTAAAACATAATATTTACAAACCTCCCTTTTTATTATATAATGTTTCTATTGAACGAGGTTTGTAATGGTAGATTTTCTATGGGTCGAAAAGTATCGGCCAAAAACAATCGCGGATTGTACTCTTCCGCACTTACTAAAACAACAGTTCCATGATGTTGTGGCTTCCGGTGAATTGCCTAATATGCTTTTCACCGGTACAGCCGGTCTTGGTAAAACAACTGTTGCTAAAGCTCTTTGTCATGAACTAGGTCTAGATTATATCTTGATCAATGGTTCTGAAGAAGGCAATATTGATACCTTACGAGGTAAGATAAAACAATTTGCATCATCAGTTTCTTTACAAGGCGGATACAAAGTTGTCATCCTTGACGAAGCTGACTATCTAAATGCACAATCGACTCAGCCTGCTCTTCGTGGATTCATCGAAGAATTTGCAAGTAATTGTCGATTTATTCTCACTTGTAACTTTAAGAATAAAATCATTGAACCACTTCATTCTCGTTGTGGTGTATATGAATTTAATGCTAGCAAAAAAGATTTACCTAAACTTGCAGCTAGTTTTCATACAAGACTTTTATATATACTAAATACGGAAAACATCAAGCATGATGATAAATCACCTATCGATTTAGTTATAAAACACGCACCAGATTGGAGACGAGTCTTAAATGAAGCTCAGCGATTTAGTACCAGCGGCACTCTTGTTAATGGTAACGGCACAAATAGTGGTCCTGATAACTATCGTATTCTAGCAAAGTATCTCAAAGATAAAGACTTTAAGAATATGCGTCATTGGGTTGTGAATAGCATGGACATTGACGCCACTGCTATCTTTCGTGGTATCTACGATTCTATGAATGAATATGTTGTACCACAATCTATACCACAACTTGTTTTGATTCTGGCTGACTATCAATACAAAAATGCCTTTGTGGCAGACCATGAATTAAATGTCGTAGCTTGTATGACAGAGATCATGGCAAACGTGGAGTTCAAGTAATGAAAGCATCATTAACTTTATTTACAAAAGATAATTGTTATTATTGTCATATGTTAAAAGAAAAACTATATGAATGGGGTTATGACTATACAGTATTAAATAACCATCCACTTCCTAATGGACATAAAACATATCCTCAACTTTATTATAGAGGTAATGATATTCAGCAAGGTAATTCAGTAGATCTAACAGAAGATTTATTAAAAGAAAGATTACAAGCATTGCAATGGACAAGTCAAGATAGTGGGGTTGAAGGACAACTTTGAATCATTTTGATTATTTGAATAGCATCAACTTAACTAAACAAGATGTAATGGTTGATGATATATGTGAAAAAGATTATAATTCTTTTATGGTAAATCGTGGATTATCTTACTTTGCCGATACAGTTGTTATTGCTAATGAAATGAATAAGCATCATCAGATTGATAACAAGTTACAATATCATTTTCTTATAAATATGATCAGAAAACGAAAAAGGTTTTCTAAGTGGGCGAAAGCCAATAAAGAAAGTGATATTGATGCTGTCAAGGAATATTATGGGTATAGTAATGAAAAAGCCCGCCAAGCCCTGACACTTCTATCGCCTGACCAAATAACAATTATAAAAAATAAGGTGAGTAAAGGTGGAAGAAGAAGATAAAACGGTAATATGGAATCCAACAGATATGTTGGAAGTTACCCTTAATGAACCAGATGACTTCCTAAAAGTCCGTGAAACATTAACACGTATTGGTGTGGCTTCACGTAAAGAAAAGAAATTATTTCAATCCTGTCATATTCTACACAAACAAGGTCGGTACTTCATTGTACATTTTAAAGAATTGTTTTTGCTAGACAGTAAGAAAGCAAACTTAGAAGAGACAGATATTGAACGTAGAAATACGATTGCGACATTGTTGAGTGATTGGGGTTTAGTAACAATACTAAATGGCACGAACCTCCAATGTGCGCCACTTCGTCAAATTAAAATTATTTCTTATAAAGATAAGAATAATTGGGAATTATTGCCTAAATACAATATAGGTAATAAATAACGGCTATACCCTCTGGGTATAGCTCTACTGTATAAATAGTAATGCGATGCGGATTGTCCGGTCGTATTTTTAATCTTGCTTGACATAAAGGAGATAACAATGACAGGCTTATCAACACTATTTCCCCGTTCATCTTTTGTTGGTTTCGACCATCTATTCAACGAACTTGAATGGACAGCTAAACACGCAAATGATCACTATCCACCTCATAACATTATTAAGACTGGTGAAACAGATTATCTTATTGAATTGGCTATTGCCGGATTCTCTAAAGATGAATTGTCTGTTGAGGTAAAGGATCGTACACTTACTGTAATGGGTGAACACAAGTCTAGGGGTCGTGAGTTTATTCACCGTGGTATTTCTACCAAAAAGTTTAAACGAACGTTCCGGCTGTCTGAGCACGTACAAGTGCACGGAGCAGATATTCAGGATGGTATTCTTGCAATAGAACTGAAGTACGTCATCCCTGAAGAAATGCGTCCTCGTAAAATCAATATTGGTCAAAACGAGGAACTAAAAAATGACACAAGCAATACTAGCGGCCCACAGCTACTCAACGAGGGCAATTGAACTATTAATCAACCTATTTAAGGACTATCTAAAACATAGAGCGCGTCAAGCTCAAATCAAACAAACTATAAAAGAACTACAGCAATTAACTGATCATGAATTAAATGATATTGGTTTTGCTCGAGGCGATATCGTTTCGGTTGCACGTGGTGACAAAGATATGAAGAAAAAAGCTTCATACGCTGAAACTAACGACAACATGAAAGGATGGGTCTAATGACAACAGCTGTAATGAATTATATGTTTGCGCCCTTGTCGGGTTTGTGGTCTGCATTCGGACTTTGGTACCAAGTGATTGGTTACTCCCGAGCGGCGGCCGAGCTCTCAAGGCAGGGACAACACGAAGCAGCGAAGCGTTGTATGTTGGAATTACAGAAAGTCCAAAAACATGGAAGGTGACATAGTAACAATGGGTGCCTATATTGGTGCAGGATTAGCTTGCATGGGTATGGGCGGAGCAGCAATAGGTGTCGGTAAAATAGTAGGCGATTTTTTAAATGCCGCACTTTCAATGCCACACCGATCAGCTGGTCAAAACGCAAATATGTTTGTTGGTATAGCATTTGCTGAAGCTTTAGGAATCTTTTCTTTTCTAGTAGCTTTATTGTTAATGTTTGCCGTATGACACACATGGATATCAGTGAGCCCCTGTCGGCTCAGTTAATTGACAGACTTGGAGTTGCATCGTTTATAGCTATGACATCTCTAATTTTTGTGTGTATACTAATAGGCTTCATTGCGGTCTATACCAAATACAAACAGCCGAGTTGGGAAGATGCCTGTATCAAAGCAGGCGGAGTTCCAGTTCAAATTGCAAAGCAATCTTTTGATTGTAAAGTATTATAAGTACTTGAAGGGCTTAACGGCCCTTCACAAACTAAGGAGATCCAATGAGACTACAACTACTTGAAGCCCTAAAAGCACATGCCAATGGTCACATAGCAAAGCATAAAGCAAATGTTGAAGTATACATGAATAATCCAGTTGGCGTAGGTGAGCATCCAGATATCATAGAAGCAATTGAACAAGAATTAGATGAGATTGCACGTTATAATGATCAAGTTGAAATGCTCAATAAATATTTTCCACAATAATAAACATGGGGGTGTACAACCCCCTTTTTTCGTGATATAATGGCTCCATATTCGGAGGTATCTTTTGTCATTCTATACATCAGTAAATCGTCACATGAATCAAATCTTATATCGTGGATATAATGATTCTGGTGCACCGATACAATCTAAAGTAAAATTTCAACCAACTCTCTATGTTAAATCTAATGACGAGTCACCATTACGTGCACTCGATGGAACACCTGTTGCTCCTATAAAATTTGAGAGTATGAGTGAAGCTAAACAATTCATGAAACGTTATGAAGACATTCATGAATTTAAAATCTATGGCCAAGACCGGTGGGTATTTCAGTTCATTGCTGAAAAGTGGCCTAACGATATTCAATTTAATCCATCTCATATCAACGTAGTTAATTTCGATATTGAGGTTGCATCTGATGATGGATTCCCTGAACCAGCCGAAGCATTACATCCAATCATTTCTATTGCTCTTAAATCCAGTAAGTCTTCCATATATCAAGTATGGGGTCTAGGTGATTATGACGTAGAAAAATGTGAAATAGAAATGCATGGTGATCTGATTCAATATAAAAAGTTTGATTCCGAAGAAGCTATGCTAGCCAGCTTTCTTAAGTATTGGTCTGACAATTATCCTGATGTAATTACCGGTTGGAACTCACGATTCTTTGATTTGCCATACTTAATCAACAGACTATATCGTATTGGTTCTGACCAAGCCGTCAAACGTTTATCGCCATGGAATCTTGTAGATGCCGGTATGATGGAAGGCACATATAAAGTTGTTGGTATCGAACAGGCTGACTATCTTGAATTGTTTAAGAAGTTCGGTTATTCCTATGGTGCTCAAGAATCCTATAAACTTGATCACATCGGTTATACGGTACTCGGTGAGAAGAAGTTATCCTATGAGGAACATGGTAGTCTTCATACGCTCTATAAAAACGATCACCAAAAATTTATCGATTATAATATCAAAGACGTTCAGCTTGTTCAACGTATCGATGATAAGATGGGTCTTATCAATCTTGCCCTTACCGTGGCATATAAAGGTGGTGTTAATTTATCTGACACGTTTGGTACAACGGCTATATGGGATTCAATCATATATCGTGAACTAAACAAAAAGAATATAATCATTCCGCCTAATGAAACAAAAGCTAAGATCCCATATCCAGGTGGCTATGTGAAAGAACCGTTTGTTGGTTCACATGATTGGGTTGTATCGTTCGATCTTAATTCTCTGTATCCTAATCTTATTGTACAATACAATATGTCACCTGAAACTATCACACCGGCTCAAGCACCAAATGGCGTACTAGGTTATCTTGAATCAGATCCTGTACCGACAAACTTTCGCAAAGAAAATATTTCTATTGCAGCCAATGGTTCTACCTATGATAAATCTCAACAAGGTATCTTGCCTCAGATTATTGTAGACTATTATTCCGAACGTTCCGAAGTCAAAAAGCAAATGCTTGCCAAAGAACGTGAGTATCAGAAAGAGAAAACATTCCATCTCGAGAAAGAAATAAATCAACTTGAGAATCAGCAAATGGCTATTAAGATTCTCTTAAACTCACTTTATGGTGCACTCGGTAACAAACACTTTCGTTACTTTGATATGCGTATGGCCGAAGGTATTACTTTATCCGGTCAGTTGTCTATCATGTGGGCTGAGAAAGCCATGAACAAAGAGATGAATCGTATCCTCAAGACAGAGAATCGTGATTATGTTATCGCCATGGATACAGATTCGTTATACATAAACATGGGTCCGTTAGTTAAGCAACTAAATCCTAAAGATCCAGTAGCCGCACTTGATAAGATTTGTTCTGAGCATTTCGAAAAAGTCTTAGAGAAATCTTATGCCGAATTATTCGATAAGCAACAAGCTTATACAAATCGTATGGTTATGGCACGTGAGGTTATTGCAAATCGTGGTATATGGACGGCAAAGAAAAGATATATTCTAAACGTACACAACTCTGAAGGTGTACAATATGCCGAACCAAAACTTAAGATCATGGGCATTGAGGCAATTAAGTCTTCAACTCCAGAAGTTGTTCGTACTAAATTCAAAGAGATGTTCAAGATTATTATCGAAGGTGATGAGAATAAAACCCAACGCTTTATTGCAGATTTTCGTAAAGCATTTTCATCATTGCCTCCCGAAGAAGTTTCGTTTCCACGTGGTGTAAAAGATTTGACTAAGTGGTCTCGTAAAAGTACATTATATGCCAAGGGCACACCCATCCACGTACGTGGGTCTATCATGTATAATCATTCGATTAAAGAAAAATCACTTGGCAAAATGTACCCGCTAATTCAAAACGGAGAGAAGATAAAGTTTTGTTATATGCGTATGCCAAATCCACTTAAAGAAAATGTGATTGCATTTCCAGGTTATTTGCCTGAAAGTCTTGGATTACACAATTATGTGGATTACAATAAACAGTTTGATAAAACATTTATTGAACCTCTCTTACCAATTCTTGACGCTGTTGGCTGGTCGGTCGAACAGAAAAACACATTGGAGGATTTTTTCGGATGATAAGTCGTGATGATATAGAAGCATTTGCTGAGACTGATGAACAGAAAGATTATTGGAATATACCAAAAGGTATGATTTATATTTTTGATGTTGATGGAACACTTACGCCAAGCCGTGGTATGATGGACAGAGAATTTGCTGAGTTCTTTTATAAATTTGTAGAAGAAAATGAAGTTTATATAATTACTGGATCCGACAGGTATAAAACTTTACAACAAATACCAGCAGAAATTTATAATCTTTGCATAAAAGTATATCAATGTTCAGGTAATAGTGTATGGCAAGGTAATAAAGAATTACATAGAAGTGATTGGAAATTACCAGACGAACATCATAAATGGTTATTGGGTGAGTTGAATGATTCAGGATTTTATAAAAAAACTGGTGATCATTTTGATCAACGTATCGGTCTTTTAAATTTTAGTGTTCTAGGTCGTAAGGGTAATATTGAAGACAGAGCAATGTATAAGCAATGGGATGAACATAAAAAAGAAAGAGAAGGTATTGCAAAAAGATTTAATGAAAGATGGTATGCACAAGAATGGTGGGATATTAGTGCTGATCTAGTAGTAGCAACAGTAGCTGGTGAAACAGGCATAGATATAACTCCTCATATGATGGGTAAAGAACAAATTGTAAAAAACTTTGATGCTACAAAAGTAATATACTTTGGCGATAAGACAATGCCTGGTGGTAATGATTATTCTATTGCAGCAAAACTTGAAAGAGAAGGCGGAAAAGTAGTAGCAGTTAATTCATGGGAAGACACATATAAGTGTTTACAAAAGATTGAAAATAGAGTATAATATTAATAATGGA